CTTTTTTATTGTCTAATTTAAAGGAAATAAACTATGAGTGACCAAGTCGCAGAACAGTCACCACAAAGCCGCTTAGAGGCTATGCTCGGTGATAGTATTCAAGAGGAAGTAAAACAACAACCAACGGAAGAACAACCGCTAGAAGCTGAGGCTGAAGCTGAAGTTCCTGCTGAAGAAGCAGTAGCTGAAGAAGAAGTCGTAGATGATGCACCGGATGATCAGGCAGAGGAAGAGGATCAGTCGCAAGATGAAGTTCCTGCTATCTTAAAGCTAAAGGTCAATGGTGAAGAAGTTGAGAAGCCACTAGACGAAGTCGTAGCATTAGCACAACAAGGGCTTGACTACACACAAAAGACACAACAAGTAGCAGAACAACGTAAAGAGCTAGAAGCCTATGCTCAGCAAATTAAATTGCAAGAGCAAGCCTTTCAAGAGCAAATGCAACTTAATAACGTCTTAATTGATGATGTAGCGAAGATCACAGCATTAGACCAACAATTAGGTCAATACAGTAACGTGAATTGGCAAGAATTGTCTGATAATGACTTTGTGGAAGCGCAAAAACATTTCTTTACATATAACCAGCTACAACAACAACGTAGCGCACTCGTTTCACAGTTTGAGGCCAAGAAGCAACAAATAGCAGCTCAGCAAGCTCAATTGATAGCAGATAGAGTAGCAAAAGGAAAAGAAGTCTTAGCTAAAGAGATACCAGGTTGGAGTCAAGAGACTACCCAGCAACTAGTATCTGTAGGCAAAGAGTATGGTTTTTCAGATGCAGAACTCAACTCAATTGTAGATCCTAGACACGTTAAGGTTTTGCATGACGCTATGCAATGGCGCAAACTACAACAGAATTCTACTGTAAAGAAAAAAGTATCAAGCGCTAAACCTGTAGTGAGACCAGGTGCTAAAGATACAAAAGCGGAAGCCAGCTCTAATGTACGTAACTTACGTGATCAATTACGTAAGACAGGTAAAGCAGATATGGCTACAAAACTTATCGAACAAATGATCTAATTTACAAAGGAAAAAAATATCATGGCAGCATCAGCAACCAATAGCTACACCGGTAAAGGTATAGCGGAGTCATTCGAAGATATTATCTTTGATATTTCTCCAGAAGATACACCATTATTATCAATGGCAAAGCGCATGAGCGCCGGCCAAACTTATCACCAATGGCAAACAGACGCATTAGCAGCAGCAACAACTAATGCAAACGTTGAAGGTGATGACGCATCATTCGCAACATTAGCAGCAACAACTGTGTTAGGTAACTACACACAAATTTCACGTAAGACAGTTCAAATTTCTAACACTTATGACGTAGTACGTAAGTATGGTCGTAAGTCTGAAGTTGCTTACCAACTTATGAAAGCTGGTAAAGAACTTAAACGTGACATGGAATATGCTATTGTACGTAATCAAGCATCTTCAGCAGGTGGCGCAGCAACAGCTCGTACATCAGCAGGTATTGAGTCTTGGATCGTAAATAGAGTTATCGCTACAGGTTCTACATCTGGTACAACTCCTGGTTTCTCAGGCGGTACAGTTGCAGCTCCTACAGACGGTACTTCTGTAACATTTATTGAAGCAGACTTAAAGTCAGCTTTACAATTAGCTTGGACAGATGGTGGCGAGCCATCAACAATTCTTATGTCAGCAACTAACAAAGCACGTTTCTCTGGCTTTGCTGGTATTGCTACTAAGTTCAACAATGTTCAAGGTACAACACAAGCTACAATTACTGGCGCAGCAGACGTTTACGTTTCTGACTTCGGTAATCACACAGTTAAACTTGACCGTTTCATGAGAGATCAAGCTGTTCTCTGTATTGATCCTGGTTATGTTGGCTTAGCTTCTTTACGTCCTATGTCTAAAGAAGAATTAGCTAAAACTGGTGACAGCACAAAATGGTTACTCACAGCAGAGTACGCATTAGTGGTTCAAAACCCAGATGCACATGCTAAAGTACAAAATACAGGTGCTTAATAGCTAAGTAGTGATATAATGGAGGGAGTTAATTCTCCCTCTGTTATTTTTATATGCCAATATTATTTGATCACAATAGCGTAACAGGTGTAAGTCAGTACTTTGACTATGACCCAGCTAAAGATACATATTACCTAACTTCTACTCAAGATGTGAGTGGTATGTTAGACAGAATTAAACAAGCAAGAGATAACCCTGAAATATGGGATAAAGGTGTAAAACAAGAATGGGCGCACTTTGCTAGCATTCCTCCAGTAGTGGAAATGCAGTTAAAGTTAAAAGGTATAGATATATATAACCCAGATCACACCAAAGCATTAATTAAAGAAATAAACGAAAACTATCCATATCTCAAGTTGACTACAAAGAATGGATAAGGAAGCAAGACTAAAAGAATTAGTTAAGTCTTTTTTTGAAGACTATTTAGACTATACTGAAGTATCAGATAGTGATAATGAATTTCATCCTATATACATTTCATCATGCAGAGTGCTAATGACTGAAAAACTAGATAAAGTATTAACAGAGATGAGAGAGTTATCAGGTGCTAAACGTGATGATATTAAACAAGACTGGTCTTTTATAGACAAATGGTTTGATGACTATGGTCATACATTAGAGCCTAGAGAATTAGCAAGATGGGCTTACAGTAATGGTATGTGGCAACAAACTATAAAGACAATAGATGATAGTATATAGCGTTAAAGGTTTGTTCAGTAATTTAAAACGTGTAGTAAAGACAAGAACGTCTAATAGAAACAAAAGAGTTTACGATAGAATAGCTAAATACAGAAAAATATGGTTTCACTATAGGACTAGATGGACAGAGAAGAATTAAAGCAAGTACAGTTAGCTATACATGATCTCATACAAAAAGAACAGTATGAGACAGCACTTCCTATTATTAATGAAGTGTTAATGGTATATCCTAATGACGCTGCTACATTAAACTTCTTAGGTTATATCTGGCTTATGGGTGAGAAGCCAGCATTTGCTTATCAATACTTCCGTAGAGCATTACAAGAACAGCCAGGCAATAAAGCATTATGGACATCCTTGGGCCGTGCATGCCATGAGATGGATAACTTTGAAGAAGCGCTTAAATACTTTTTAAAGTCTGCTGAACTAGATCCTAATTACGCTATGGCATACTCTAATGCTTCAGCATCATTAGTTCAAATGTCACGTTGGGATGATGCAGAGAAGTCTGAAGTATACATTGAATGCGATAGTAGGTTAGAAACATTATTTCAAAGAAGTTTTCCAAATGCAGAAGTATATGGGACACGTAAAGAAGAAGATGCGAGGTGGGTAGATGATGCTACAATTGATGCAAGATGCGCAATTGGTGGACTACCTCAGTTTTTCAGACCAAACAGTAAGTCTTTTCCTGGGACTCCTTTTCTAAAAGCTGATCCTGAGAAACGTTTAATGTGGCGTGCATTGTTTGACTCATGGGGTAAAAAGGTTATTGGTATCACAACTAAAGGTGGTACATTCAGGAATAACTCTAAAGGCCGTACACTTACACAAGAAGACATTGAGCCACTATTAAAACTCAAAGATACTGTGTTAGTAAGCCTAGACTATAGCGTAGAACGCAAATTAGATGGTGTAAAATACTTTGAATTTGCAACAGACGCAAAAAATTATGACGATACTGCAGCATTAATTGCAGAATGTGACATGGTTTTAGGTGTAAATACTACAGCATTGCATTGCTCAGCAGCTTTAGGTGTAAAAACATGGTGTTTAGTACCTAAATATCACCAATGGCGTTACGGACAACCAAGCATGCCATGGTATCGCCACATGAGACTAATTTACCAAGACGATAGAACCTGGAAAGAAGTCATTGAGCAACTTAATTTCTAACGAATACAGAGAAATGCAGGCTAAACTGCATGAAAACCCTGGATATGGTGTAGCAAGTATTGCTTATGCACCTATTGTTGATGAAATTATTAAAAACCATAACATTACTAACTTATTAGACTATGGTGCTGGTAAATGTAGGTTAAAAGAAGCAATAAAATGTGTAGTAAATTACACACCTTATGAACCAAGTAACCCACTATGGAGTCAAACACCTGAACCATGTGAGTTTGTTACATGTATAGACGTTCTTGAACATATAGAACCAGAATTATTAGATAATGTACTAGATGACTTGCAAAGAGTCGTAGATAAATATGGGCTGTTTACAATACATACAGGCCCAGCACAAAAAATTTTACCAGATGGTCGTAATGCTCACTTAATTCAACAACCACTAGCATGGTGGAGTGAAAAATTAATTAAGCGTTTTACCATTCTAAAGCAAGTATCCATGGCTAATGGATGCCTTGTCTTTCTGAAAAAACTTTAAGGAAATTAAATGGCTTTAAATACCTACTCCAATTTTGTGACAGTAGTTGAAAACTATTTGGCTCGCACAGACTTAAGTTCACAAATACCAGACTTCATTCAAATGGCACAAATTAGAATGAGTCGTGACTTAAGAACTGAAAAAATGCTTAAAGTAGCTACTGCTACATCTACAGCAGGTGATGGCACAATAGCTTTACCTAGTGACATGTTAGAAGTAAGAGAGATACATGTACAAGGTAACCCAGTTATTAGAGTTGAATACCAAAGTCCTGATCTATTCTTTAAGAATGGTCAAACTACACTTTCAGGTATGCCATATTACTTTACAATGTTAGGTTCAGAGTTTCAATTTGCACCAATATTTGACTCTACAATGACTGTTCAAATACTTTATTATGGACAACCTACATTTATTTCAACATCAACAGCTAGTAACTTATATCTAGCTAATTACCCAGACGCTTTATTATATGCAACTCTAGCGGAAGCAGAGCCATACCTCATGAATGATGGACGTATTCAAACATGGTCAGCTTTATATGACAGAGCAATTGCAAACATTAAGACAAGCGACTTGGGCCAAACATACCCATACACTTCACTAAGCGTAACACCAAGATAAGGACAATATTATGGCAGAAATGAGCAATTACTTAGAGAACGCACTTTTAAATGCTACTCTAAATGGTACAACATACACAGCACCAGCTAATGTATATGTATCACTATGGACAACAGATCCTACAGATGCAGGTAGCGGTTCAGAAGTATCAGGTAACGGATATGCAAGAACTGAAATTACATTTGCTACAGCTTCAGGTACTTCAGGTCAAATATTAAATGACGCTGCAGTAGAATTCCCACAAGCCACAGGATCATGGGGAACAGTTGCATACTTTGGTATTAATGATGCTGCTTCAGGTGGTAACCTTTTATATCATTCACCATTAACTACTTCAAAAGCAATTGACACAGGCGACATTTTTAAATTCGCAGTAGGTTCAGTCTCAGTAACATTAGCTTAAGGTAAATTATGCCAGTACCAATGACGCTAGAGCAACTAGACGTTTATGGTAGTTTGGAAAATGTACCATATAGTTTAGATAATACATTTTATGATAATGGTACTACTATTTGTGGGCCATGGACACTAGATCAATTAGACGCATTTGGTAGTTTGGATAGTCTAGCTATTTCGCTAGATGATCCATTATGGACTAATGCAGCTTGTATTAATTTATCCACAGGTGCTATTACATCTGATGCAAGTGTAACAGGTAATGCAGTAAGACTAAGAACAAGCACAGGTGCTATTACCGGTGATGCCACAGTATCAGGAAATGGTATTCGTGTATCTACAGGTCAAGGTGCAATTACTGCTAATGCTCAATTAGAAGGTGAAGCATCAAGAATTACATTTGATAGTGGTGCAATTACAGGCTTTGCCACAGTCATTGGAGCAGGTAATAGGGTAGCAGTAGGGTCAGGTGAAATAAATGCGTTAGCAAGCGTTTCTGGAAGTCCTAGCGCTATTTATACAAGCTCTGGAGCAATAACAGCAGATGCTACTGTCACAGGA